TCAGAAACCTGAACGTCAATCGCGTGTTACGTTTGGTGGTCCTAAAAAGGAATAGGACTGTTTTATTAATCGTTTTGCTTTATAAGGAACTATAGATATGGCAAATACTAATGGATCTTGGGGGCTGAAACCCATTGCTAAGATGGGTCAGAACTCAAACTCCACGGGTGTTACCGGCTATACAACTTATGAAATTGCCAATGCCAACAGCAATGTTATCTATCAGGGCACTCCTGTAATTCCCCTTAGTACGGGGTATATTGATATTATAGGATCAGCTTCTGGTGGTTCTGTTGGTCTTCTCGGCTCTTTCCAGGGTTGTAGATATGTCTCAAGCACCACAGGGAAACCGACGTGGAGTATGCATTGGCCCGGATCGGGAGCGGATAGTAATCATCCCATACGGTGCTTTGTTGCGGATGACCCGATGCAGATTTTTGCTATTGCAACTGATGCGACCTGGACCAGTAAAGCTACTGCCAGAGCCGCTGTTTTTGCGAATGCAGATTTTGCTACGGGGACGAGCGGTAGTACGACTACTGGTCAATCTTCAGGTACTTTGGCTGTAAGCACCATCAATACTACTAATACGCTTAATATGCGTATCTTAGGATGGGAAGAAGATTCTTCTAACGAAGATTTTTCAGCCGCTGGAATAAGTGCCTTGGTCCGGTTGAACAACCACTTTAATAGTGCTAACGGCGCAGCCGTCGCTGGTACTGTTTCGACAACCGGCATATAGGAGGGTTGAGAAATGGCTATAAGTAGAGCACAACTCGTTAAAGAATTAGAACCCGGTCTTAATGCCTTGTTCGGACTTGAGTATGATCGTTACACTCAGGAGCACAAAGAGATTTTCAGTATGGAAAGCTCTGACCGTGCTTTTGAAGAAGAGGTCATGCTATCCGGCTTTGGTTCAGCACCTACTAAATCTGAAGGTTCAGCAGTAACCTTTGATGACGCCCAAGAAGTGTACACGGCTCGGTACACGATGGAGACGATTGCCTTGGCATTCTCCATCACTGAGGAAGCTGTAGAAGACAATCTTTATGATCGTCTGGCTTCTCGTTACACTAAAGCCTTGGCGCGTAGTATGAGCCAGACCAAAGAGGTGAAAGGGGCTTCTATTCTTAATAATGCGTTCGATAGTACTTACACTGGCGGAGATGGTCTTGAACTATGTTCAACGGCACATACTCTTGTTAGCGGTAATACTTTCCGCAATGAACTTTCTACAGCGGCAGATCTTAATGAGACCAGCCTTGAACAGGCCCTCATTGATATTGCCGGGTTTGTTGACGAACGTGGACTTAAAATAGCGGTTCGTGGAATGAAAATGATTGTTCCGAAGGAACTTCAGTTCACGACTGATCGCTTACTTGAATCTACTCTCCGTCCGGGGACAGCGGACAATGACATCAATGCCGTGCGGAACATGGGAATGCTTCCGGATGGTTACCATGTCAACCACTTCCTCACAGACACGGATGCGTGGTTCATTATCACTGATGCACCAAACGGTTTGAAAGGCTTTAACAGAACGCCTGTAAGAACCTCAATGGAAGGTGATTTCGATACGGGTAACGTAAGGTATAAGGCTAGGGAACGCTATGCGTTTGGCTGGTCAGATCCTCGCGGTATTTTCGGATCTCCGGGTGCTTAATTAAATAAAGGGGGAGATACTTCTCCCCCTTAACTTCTGGGATTTATAGCCCTAGCGACTGACCCAGCAGACGCTTACAAGACTCTAGGGCAAAAACCTTTGTAAGGAGGTGTACCATGGGTACAACACGTTTTTCTGGTCCTGTTATGTATAGCGGGACCGGCACCAAAAATGCTTGGTTTCAAAACCTTCCTATTGGACTTAATCCTGATTACATAACCATGATGGATGATTTCACGGGCATCGATATTGATGACACTGACGATTGGACAAAATCTGTTCTTAATAGTGGAACCTTAACTCTTCTTGCAGATCATGTAGGTGGTTGGGCCAAATCCACAGGTGACGGCTCCACAGATAATTCTGGTGGTGCTATTCAAGGTAATGAAATTTTTATGGCGGAAGCCAGTAAGAATATTTTCTTTGAATCTAGAGTCGCCGTAGCGGATGCTGATGACATGGACATGTTTGTCGGATTGGCTGAAAATGGGACTTTTGCGACAGGTGTTCCTTTTACCGCTAATAATCAGATTGGTTTTTTGCTGGTTGAAGGAGCAGCCGATATTTACGCTAATTGTGATAGCGGTGGTACTGAGACAAAAACAGATACTGGCGTTGACTTTGCCGATGGTGCCGAATCTAGTTCCAACATCACCAATAGCCGTACTCTTGGGTTTATAATTCGTGGTACGGGGCAAGTGGAGTTCTATGTGGATAGGGATAAGAAAGTTACAACCACCGCGAATATTCCAACATCAGCGTTAACTCCGTGGTTCTGTGCATTGTCTGGAACAACTACGGCGGATGCCGCTTGGTGTGACTATGTTACAGTTTGTGGTCAAAGAGTTACAAATGGGATGACTCAGTTTAACCAACAACCATAGAGGTGGAATATGAATAAAAAGAAGTCTAAATCTAGTAAGACTATTTCCACTAAGAAAGTAAGACAAAAAAAGCTTCCTATACCGGGAAGTGCTATTCACAAATCTATGGTACTTAGCGGTGAGGTTAAGAAAAAGGAGTGAGGTAGATGGCTGCTGATTCTGTAACGACTACTACGGTAATAGATGGCCCCAGAGAAGCTGTAATTTATTGCACTAACACTAGTGGTGGTGATGGTGAGTCCGCTATTACTAAAGTAGATGTTTCCGCTTTATCATCTCTTCAGGACGGCACCGCCTGTACCGGCGTTCGTCTTAACAAGGTTGTATTTTCAAACGTTGGCATGGGTGTGAAGGTTCTTTGGAACGCCACTGCCAACGTTATAGCTGCTGAACTTCCTGCGGATTATTCAGATACGCTTGATTATTCAGACATTAGTGGTCTTCCCAATGTTGCGGCTGCCAGTGGAAAAACCGGAGATATAAAGTTTACCACCGTAGGGCATACTAGCGGAGATACTTATTCTGTAGTTTTGTACTGCTTAAAGGAATACTAAGTTGTGGATTCCCCAGAGCACAAAAACGAACTTGAGATTGTTAAAATTCAAGGGGAGTTGCGGCTTCTGAATGGGAAACTGGATACCATAAAGAGTAATGATTTACGTCATATACAGGACTCCATAGATACCATAAACAAGATACTCTGGGCCGTTGGTCTTGTAGTCTTGGGTCAATTAGGAATTGCCGTGAAGGTTGCTCTCTGGGGATAGCATGAGAGGTTTTTATTACTATGGCCGTTTCTGGATCTAAGGATTTCGAGCCCAATGTAGCAGAGTATATAGAAGAAGCTTTTGAAAGATGCGGTCTTGAACTAAGAACTGGTTATGATGCCAGAACCGCTCGACGTTCCCTTAATTTCCTGTTTGCTGATTGGGCTAATCGTGGTTTAAATCAGTGGACAATTAGTCAGGTAACCCAGACCGTTGTTTCGGGTGTAACCGATTATCCTGTAGGAACCATAACCTTGACTGTTGCAGACAGCAGCAGCTTTACGGTAGGCGAAACCATTACAGGGGGGACCAGCGCGGCTACTGCTTCCATCATAACGAAACCTTCTTCCACAACCATGACTATTACGGTTCCGTCAGGAACCTTTTCTGCTACTGAAACAATTACAGGAGCCTCAAGTGCTGCCACTACTACCGTTTCTTCTGCTGTTTCTCTGGAAGATGTTCAATCCACCATTGATATTTTAAATGCTGTAGTCCGTCGCAGTAGTGAGGATCTTTCAATCAACAGAATCAGCAGGGATGATTATCTTTCCATTCCTGACAAGACAGCAACCGGACGCCCTAACCAGTATTTTGTGGACAGGTTGATAACTCCCGTGATGAAAATATGGCCGTCTCCTGAAAACAGTACTGACCAGATAATTTATGACCGGTTGGTCCGAATTGATGACGCAGATGCGTCTGTAAATACTTTGGAGATACCCTTCAGATTTTACCCGTGTCTGGCTGCGGGTCTGGCCTATTATATTTCATTAAAACGGGCTCCGGACAGGGTGCAGATTCTGAAAGGTCTCTACGAGGAAGAATTTGACCGGGCTGCACAGGAAGACCGGGACAAGGCCAGTGTTAATCTGGTTCCCTCCTTTACTTTTGTGACCGGGGTCTAGATATGGGAAAATGGGCTTCTGGAAAATATGCTTTAGGAATATCGGACAGATCAGGTGCCGCTTACCCGTTGCGTGATATGCGTAAGGAATGGACCGGTATGCTTGTAGGATGGGACGAATGGGAAGCAAAACAACCTCAGTTAAATCCCCTGCGAGCCCCTGCTGATGCCCAAGCTCTTAAAGATCCAAGACCAGATCGCACTGCTCCGAAGGTGACGGTTCTTTTACAATTCAATCCTTTTGTGTCGGGGTCTTCAGGAAGCAGTGTTATTACCGTAATTGAACCGGGAAACGGAAGAAGTACCGGGGATACTGTGAGATTTAGAAGCGCGGAAAATTTTGACGGTTTTACGTCAGGTGCTTTAGAGGATTCTGACGGATATTCCATAACAATAGCTACAGAATCTGATGGTTCAGATAGTACTTCAAGGTACACTTTTGATATAAGTAGCAGTGGTTCAAGTGAAACAGCGTCTACTGGAAATGTTTCCGGTGGGGGCGGAACGGCCTCGGCAGGGCCTGTTACAGTGAGTCCGTAAAATGGCATTTACTTTTACAACACTTAAAACGTCTATCCAGGATTATACGGATAATTCTGAAACAACCTTTAACAACCAGTTAACCCGTTTTATTTTAAATTCGGAAGAAAGGATTTTAAAGGAATGTCAACTGGATGTGTTTCGCAGGAATGCTACGGGTTCGGCAGCTTCCGGAACCAAGTTTCTGACAAAACCAAGCGATTTTCTTGCACCGTTTTCGTTAAGCGTTGTCAAGGATTCCAGTAATGAATTTCTTTTATATAAACAGGTTACCTTTTTGCAGGATTACACTCCCAATCCCGCGACTACCGGAACGCCAGAATATTATGCGGATTGGGATGATGAGGCTTTTCTTCTAGCTCCTACTCCTGATTCCTCTTATACGATGGAACTACATTATTTCTACAGGCCAACTTCCATTACAGAAGCGGCTGATGGGACAACATGGTTAGGGGACAATGCTGAACTGGCTCTTTTGTACGGTGCTTTGGTAGAAGCCTACACTTTTATGAAAGGCGAGACTGAACTTCTCTCCTTGTATAATAACCGGTTTCTGGAAGCGATTCAGTGGCTGAAGATCTTAGGTGAAGGAAAACAGACTAGGGATGAATATCTTTATGATAGAGTAAGAAAAGATGTGGCCTAATGCTTCAGGCTAACGGAGAAGGAGATGTTGGAAAAGTATCTGTTTTTACATCTGTTGATAGGGGACATACTCCGGAACAAATAGCTGACATGGCCCTTAACCGGATTATGCAGGTGAATGAATCGGCTCCTTCTGTTATAAAGGAGCAGGCTCTTGCGTATAAAGATAGACTGAGGGAAATTTTAATTTATTATATGAACAGTATGGCAAAAAGTGAAAGAACTACTATCTGGGCCTTGATGAAAAAACAGGGTCACGATGACATCGCAGAGATTATAAGGAGACTTTAGTATGGCGATTAACCAAGCAATGTGCGGATCGTATAAGAAGGAGATAACCGCCGGAATTCATTTCTGGATGTCTCATTCACGAACTGGATCAAGTTCCATTGGAGCGGATACGTTCAAGATAGCCATGTTTACATCCAGCAGAACGGATGCAAATGAGGATTTGACCGGGTACACTACTACTAATGAAGTAAGCGGTACTGCCTATTCCGCTGGAGGAGAGGCACTGGCAAGTGTGACGCTGGGATTGTCTGATAACAGCAGCAGTGTCCCAACCGCCTTTCTGGATTTTGCGGATACAACCTGGTCTACATCTACTATAACTGACGCCAGGTGTGCGGTTATTTATAACTCTACGTTGAGTACGGCTGGGACGGGCGGTGATGTAGGGCATTCCGCTAATCCTAGTGTAGCTGTACTGGATTTTGGAGGTAATAAGTCATCCAGTGCGGGTGATTTTACCATTCAATATCCTGCTAATGACGCGAATAACGCGATTATCAGGATAGCGTAATGGCGTATGTGGCCGGGTGGGGCCGTGGTACTTGGGGAAGCAGTACTTGGGGTGAACCCGCGCCACTTGAAGTAACGGGGGTTGAAGGGGCTTCTGTCATAGGAACGGCAGTCGCTTCAATTCCAAAAACGGTAACGGTTACCGGAGTAGAAGCAGCAGGGGCCCTTGGTTCTGAAACTGTTCTTATAGTTCATACAGTAACGGTTACGGGCGTATCGGCAGCGAGTGCCATTGGAACCTCAACCTTTGTCCACGGGGCTGGGGTAAGTCCCACAGGGGTTCAGGCGGCTGGAGAAACAGGAAGTGTAGGAAAAGGAACAGCTTTTAGTGTTACAGGAGTTTCAGCAGAAGGATTGGTTAATACTCCCAATGTGTGGAGTGATATTGATACATCAAGTGGCACAATCTGGATAGATATAGCGGCATAGGAGCAACGTTATGGCATCTTCGTTTACAACAAATTTTGGGTTTGAGGAAAT